CCACAACCGTGCTGATTACACGGCACTGACTACATGGGGTGTGTTCTTTAACGAGAACGAGGGTATTCACAACATCATCCTGCTGAACAGCATCAAGAAGCGGATGGAGTTCCCTGAACTGAAGAACCTCGCGATGGAGGAGTACGCTGAGTGGGAGCCGGATGCGTTCATAGTGGAGAAAAAATCTGCTGGGACGGCGCTGTATCAGGAGATGCGGAGAATGGGCCTGCCCGTCTCTGAGTACACTCCGCATCGGGGCACTGGGGATAAGTTGGCGCGGTTAAATTCGGTAGCGGATATTGTTGCCTCAGGACTTGTGTGGGCACCTCCCACCCGGTGGGCAGAGGAGGTAATTGAGGAGATTGCTGGATTTCCGTTTATGAGTCATGATGACTTGGTTGACTCCACAGTCATGGCGCTTATGCGCTTCCGTCAAGGCGGTTTTATACGCTTACCCACAGACGAACCCGACGAACTTCGATACTTCAAACAACGCCGTGGCGGTTATTATTAACCGTCCCCGTATAGACAGGTCGCCTTATGGCTATTGAGAAAGGACTGTACGCCGCTCCTACCGGACTCGGCATTGCTGGAGAAGCTACAGATCTTGAAATTGAGATAGTAGACCCGGAAGCGGTCATGTTGAGCGACGGGAGCATGGAGATAACCATTGTTCCTGACGCAGAAGAAGCGGACTTCATGGAGTTCGACGCCAATCTTGCAGAGGCCCTTGATGAGTCTCAGTTGCGTGCCCTCGCACAGGATGTGACCGGGCATGTTAAGACCGACATTGATAGCCGCAAAGAGTGGGCGGATACCTTCGTTAAGGGGTTGGAGGTACTGGGGTTCAAGTACGAGGAGCGTGCGGAGCCTTGGGAAGGTGCGTGTGGTGTTTATTCCACAGTGCTGGCGGAAGCGGCTATCCGGTTCCAAGCCGAAACTATGTCGGAGACTTTTCCGGCGGCTGGCCCCGTTAAGGTTAAAATTCTAGGGCAGGAGACCAAAGCTAAGCTGGAAGCCTCGGAGCGGGTGAAGGCGGACATGAACTATGAGCTTACTGAGCACATGGTTGAGTACCGTCCGGAGCACGAACGGCTGCTGTATAGCCTTGGGTTGGCCGGTAGTGCCTTCAAAAAAGTTTATTTTGACCCGAATCTTGGCCGACAGGCTGCTATCTATATACCCGCCGAAGATGTCATTGTTCCTTACGGTGCGAGCCATATTGAGACGGCTGAACGTGTTACGCACATCATGCGTAAGACAAAGAACGAGGTACGGAAACTTCAGGCGTCCGGGTTCTACGCGGATGTTGAATTGGGTGACCCCCAGCCGTACCACACCGACATCGAAGAGAAAAAAGCCGAAGAAGGTGGGTTTACCCTCAATGATGACGGGCGGTACACCCTATATGAGGTCCATGCGGATCTTATTATCGATGGTGTTGATGACGACGATGATATTGCTAAGCCTTACGTTGTTACTATTGAGCAGGGTAGTAATGAAGTCTTAGCGGTACGCAGGAACTGGGACGAGACAGACCCACTGACCCTGAAGCGGCAGCACTTTGTTCACTATGTATATGTACCGGGTTTCGGCTTTTATGGGCTGGGGCTGATACATATCATAGGGGGGTACGCCCGAGCGGGAACGTCGCTCCTACGGCAATTGGTGGACGCAGGCACCCTGTCTAACCTTCCGGGGGGTCTGAAATCCCGTGGGTTGCGTATAAAGGGTGATGACACCCCGATTGAGCCGGGGGAGTGGAAAGACGTTGATGTGCCGTCCGGATCGATCCGCGACAACATCATGCCCCTTCCTTATAAGGAACCGAGTCAGACACTGGTCGCGTTACTGAATCAGATAACGCAGGAAGGCCGTAGACTCGGGGCCATCAGTGACATGAATATTTCTGACATGTCTGCCAACGCGCCAGTGGGTACGACGTTGGCCTTGTTGGAACGCACGCTCAAGCCTATGGCGG